GTCCAAGCTTACCATACTTAGCAAGGAAAGAAGCTTTCTCTCTCTCTTGCTTGTCAATTAATTTTTGCCAAGTCATTACTTCACCTGTTTCTGTGTTTTGTTCCACTCAAACTCGAGCGCTTCTTTGGTTAAATCACTTACATCAAGTAAAGCTTTTATTCCTATCTCGACTGTACCCCTGGCTGTCTCGCCTAGCTTATCCAGGTTGTCAAAGTTAGCCAGGACAAGCTCAAACTGAGACTTCCTGGATTTCTTCTTTTCCTGGTAAAGTTTAAGGGTCTGCACCAGTTCAGTGCTAAACATTCCAGCCGTACTTAAAACATCTTTGAACTCTCCGTTATGCCAGACAAGCCTATACCCTTCTTTTAGTTCTGGCTCTGGCTCCTGTGGGTGTACGCTCATGTCAATCTCAGGTTTCTTTTTCTTTGGCTTTTCGTCCGGTGCATCCGGCAAGCCTTCGCCCTGGTAAATATATAAAGCTAAACCGTGCATGGCGATTGCTTTCACAAAACATCTTTGCCTGGCATCGTTGATCGCTCGAGCGTCTGGGTTTTTGATGGCCCGATTGTTATTGTCCATCACTGCAAGCCAAGCCATATGCGTAATGCCATCTATTGTGACACTGCATCTAACCTCGCGGCTGTTGTCTGGATAAACAATATCCTCGAGCAACTCATAGTTTGCATCTTCGGTATTGTTCTTAACGTGCTTCCAGGCGTGCGCCCAGGACAAATAATCAAAGCGCCCTTTCTTTTCCTTATCGTCATTTACATTTAAAGCCGAAAGTGTTTTCCAAGTCTTATTCATTTTAACCTCACATTGATTGATTGATTTCCTACCTTGGGCCTGGCCCCTGGTACTGGTTCGCCATCGTCCAGGATCTTCTTGATTGCCTGAACGTCTGGTTTAGATGTTGTTATTTTCAGCTGCGTTGGCACTTGGGCCTCGTCAACTATCTCCACAGACCATCGCGGTTTCGTTACACTGACAGTTGCCAGGGCATGGGGTACTTTCTTTTGACCCATTGCCTGGAGCAGCTGCAACATTACTTGCCTGGTTGCATCTTGCCTGGCAATAAGTGTGCTGGCACGTTTTCGATACAGATCGATCAGCTCCTTGACTGCTTTCTCCTGGACTTTCATCTCCTGATCTTGCTGTATTAGTTTGCCCAGGACATCCATTGCATCTGTCTCACCGTCAAGAGTGTCCAGGAAAGTATCTTCATCATCTCCGCACATTTCCCTGATGCTATCAGCTAATCGCCTGATCTCTTCGTATTTAATAAACATAATTCCAACCCTTCTCTGTTATTTGCCAAACTATCTCAGTGTTTCCAAACTCATTTTTGCGCCTTGTTTCTGTGTCAAGAATACAATTTATTTCTTGCAATTCTGTTAAGCGTGGCCTTACACTGAGGATGGATAGCCCGAGGTTCTTTGCAAGCTCACTGCCTGTTACAGGTTTTTCCAGCTGTGACATTCCGCAAAGAATTAGTAATCGTCTCCCGACTACCCTTGGAGCCACCTTGTGCGCTGCCGCAATCTCCGTATCGGAGCCATCGCGGTGGTGCATTTTTTTTATTTCAACTTGATCAATCATTTTCTTCTTCCTCCTCTAAATCAAAAAACCTCATAACTATTTCGTCTGGGTCTTGCTCAAAGTCTGTGAGCCGTTCACAATCTACTTTAGTTTCTTTTATGGCGCTGTGAATAAGCGCGATCAATTCGTCAGCTGTCATGCTAAAACTCCCGCTATTATTAACCATAAGTAAAGTGTGCCGAACAAGCACACCCCACCAACTACTGCTTCAATCCAATCTCTCATTGCTCATCCAATTCTTTGAAAAGTTATTGCCCATCAAAAACTCAGGCGTTAATCGAAACTCCTCCATCTCACTGATCTTGAAGCCTCGGTTATCTTCCAGGGTCAAACCTCCTACCTGGTCAAACTTAATAATTTTTTTCCATTTACCTGGCCAGAGATCGACTCCCTGTTTGATCTTGGCCTTACCAATGTAAGTTTGCCAGCTTGGGTTTCGCTCCAGGTGAGAATTAATCTCCTGGTAAAGTTTAGACTTAGTCATGCAATTCCTCCTCTACTTCTGATATTGCTATGAAACATTCACTGAACTCTTGTTGACCAAGCAGCTCGTTTTGTTTCTTCAAGGCAGCCTGGCGAGTTTCGAACTCGCCTATTGTCCTGGTTCCATGTTCACAAAGTTTATAAAGAATATATTTCAGTGTTACACCTCCAACTGATAATGTTTGTTCCATTTGCCGATGTTGATGCTCATGAAGTAAGCGCTATCGAAGTAGTCGGTCATCATGTCATCATTGTTGTAGTACAGCGTTCCTCTCATCGCATCCCTCAACTCGTTCAAGAATTGATCGACAATGTGAATTGTGGGGTTCAATTCTATCTCACTTTGAGTAGCGTATCGGTATGGGTTCTCCTGGTAAGATCCCTCGATTGGGTGGAAGGTTCTGCCTGTCATCTCGCAATGTTCCTGGGCGTTCTCGTTAGCCTTGCCAATGAAATCGATCGGACCCTGGCTAATTGTTACGCACAAAGAAGTGCGGTTCGGGGTAGAGATAGAGCCTTTGCAACCAAACTTTTTCAACACGTTGTTGATGCCTGGTGCAAGCTCTCTTTTCATTTCCTGGGTAATGTATGCCATGTTATATTTCCTCCTGGTTACCAATTTAAGGGTTTCTCATCCCCAGTAATGGGGCAATCAAAGCAGCCATCTGCATTGATATCTTGCTTGTGATCTTGCTTTAAGATCTCATAAAATTCTTTTTCGTTGTTGGCCTCGATCATGCCGAAGCTAACTCCGTATTCGCTCTCTAATTGAAAATGATACTCGTGCATTATATTTCCTCCTGGTCATATTTGTTGTGCCACTGGGCGCAAGCGGCTGCATCTGAAAAGTTGATTAATGGTTTGCCCTGGAACCATCCCCACTTACCTTCGGTGGGAGCGTGAACAACCAGGTATTCCATGTTGTCTACATGATGGACCTGGTATTCTCCGCAGCTGTATTTGTGTGCTGTCATTATTAAATCTCCTTCCTGTCAAACAATGGCAAGCCGAAGGTCTGGGCCTCGGCAATGTGAAGTACCTGGCTAGGAGTAGGAACACCCAAGTCGAGAACAACCTGGATTCTTTTTCTCCTATCCCTAAACTCAGTGATGTTTTTAATACCGCCCTGGTCCAAGACTTCGTCACCGAAGATTGTTTGAACGTGAGTCCTGGTGAAAACCATGTAAACCTTTTTGGGGTTGGCGATCTCTTTAACAAACTTTTGGACTGTCACACCTTTGACATGATCATGTTCCAACTGGTCATACTCAACGCCTAACCTGTCTAACATCCTGGTCATTTGGTAAGTGTGCAAGCCGCCCTTCCATCTGGCGCTGTATTCATGTTTCTCTTTGAGAAAGTTTCGATACAAGGTAAAAGTCTCAGTCAAACTTTTTCCGGCAGCTACCGCAGTAGCAAGCACACCGCAGTGTGGGCCTCGAAAACTATCCTGGGGAAGTGCGAACATCATTTTTGGTCTCCTAAACAATTAAAGTTTCTAATTTTGCCACGAGATCTTTTTTATCCCAGGCTCTAGCAATTCTTTTGCCGCCATCAACAGCAACCCACCAGCCACCAATTTTTCTGACCTCGATGTTTTCGTGTCCTTTGACAACCCATTCGGCAGAAGTAGTACCGAAGCCGTTGCCCATCCATCCGGTCGCTTTGGCTTTTGTCAGTGTTACCATTTTTGACTCCTAAACTATTGACTTACAACTTGAAGGTAATACTGATACCGGATAGTGTCAAGTGGTGTCACATAAAAAAAGGTAAAAAAAATGGTCAAGCGCAAGCAAGTCATTGAAAACAATGAAAACTTAATTAACTTTACCACCAGGATTGCGAGTCGAATAAAGAAAAAACTGGTGGATTACTCAGAAAAGCATGGTCAATCCCAGGCAATGGTCATCAGTGAATTGATCGATCATCACCTACCAGGCCAGGACAAACCAGGGATTTCCCTGGCTCCACCACCGTACCAGGAAGATGATACTTCGGTCGAGCGCCTGGCTTCAAGGGATGAGATGGTCAAGTGGATTCGATCTCATGAGGATTGATGTTTGGATGACAGGTCAACCGATTGGAAAAGGTCGGCCCAGGTTCACCAGGCAAGGCAGAGCATACACCCCAGCAAAAACCAGGGATTATGAAAAGCGCCTGGCAGCTGTTGGAAGTGATAAAATGGTAGAGCTGGGCCTCGATCCAATCACCGCACCTTGCAAGGTTCATGTCCTGGCACAGTTCGAAGTACCTAAATCATGGTCTAAGAAGCGCAGAGAAGCTGCCTGGTTACGGGAAGTGTTCCCTGGTAGGCCGGACATCGATAATGTTGCAAAGATCGCCTTAGACTCGCTAGATGGCGTAATGTTTGAAAACGATTCCCAGGTATATCAGCTGACAGCCACGAAGAAGTACGGAGCGCCAATGATAATAATTACGATAGAATGGAACGATGCTACCACCGAAAGCTAAAAACCAGGACCTGAGAAACTACTCAGTGATTCCAATCCAGGCAGCAATGGACAAGCAGCTACATGGTACAGCTGCGCTATCTCTCCTGGTGGTTATCTGTACCTATACTGATCAGCTGGGTGTGACCTGGGTAAGCCAGGACAGACTAGCCGTTGACCTGGGCGTATCGAGAACAGCTATCGCCAAACAAATGAGAAGGCTGCGCGACCTGGGATATATTGTCTACGCAAAGAAAAGATCCAAGTACCAAAAGACAACCAGTGTAAGAGTTGTATTCCCAACAGCTCCCCAGGACGAACAGGAAGCCAAAGCAAACCTAACAGCTGGATCACAGATTGCCCTGGAAGAAACAAGACAAGCAGCTGCCCAGGAACAGAAACAACAATTCATTAAATCATACAAACTTAATAAAAAAGAACCTGTGGATAACTCTACCACCTGTGACCCCCAGAGGTCACACCAACCTGTGACTTCCAGAGGTCACACAGAACGAGACAATAGAACGTATATTAATAATATATATAATGATGATGCTAGACACTTTTCTGCATTGTTTTTAAAAATATGTAATGAGTATGGAACACCAAGATCTGTCAATGATAAGGATCTGGTGGTCATTGCCAGGTGGATCAGGGAAGGTCTGACAATGCCGATGTGGTCCGAGATACTAACAAACCATGCTACATATTGCTATAAGAACAGGAGGGATCTAGCCAGGGGAATAGGATACTTCCAGGTTCCAGTGTCGAAAGCCCTGGGCAGATCGAGCAACGTCCAGGCTAACCAGGCAATCCGAAACATCGTAAAGAATACCAGGATATAATGCTATTTAAGTACCAATATGATACAAACATACGACCTAAAACAGCTAAGTCATTGATTGCATTGCATAAAACATTTAACATAATAACTATTATGCGAAAAGCACGGCAAAGTGACCCCTTGGCCCCCACCCCCTCGCGCTGTATGTGTAGTGTACCACATAAATATTTTCTGGATTTTTCCCAAAAGAAATGCGATACCGAATAACAGGAAGGAACTAAAATGAAAAAAATGTATAACGTAGTACAAGGTCAGAAACGCAGGAGTGATCCTGAGAAATCTGATTGGGTTAAGTTGGGTATAGCCTTTGAGGATAGCAAGGGTATGCGTATAAAGTTAAATGCGTTGCCGATACCTAACCAGGAAGCTGAGATCTGGTTGAGCCTGTTTCCGATGGACGATAAGGGCAAAGTTGATAATCAATCTTCTCAGCAAAATAATAATGCTGGCAAAGATTTTGAAGATGAGATCCCATTTTAATGGCCAGAACCAGGCAAACCCCTATTGGCCGCTTTGGTGGTGTTAGGGTTGCCCAGCGTAGGGTTAAGACCAGCGCGACATTAGAACAGAATAAGGAAGCTGTTGCCCAGGAGTTAATCGCCCTGGGTACAACTTCTATTACTGAGATAATGAATTTAGATGGTACGATGAAAGATCCGAAGGATATTCCGGATTATGCTTTGAGAGCTATCAAAAAGATAACGCCCATGCCGGATGGTCGTGTTGGTATTGAGATGCACGATAAGGTTTCGGTGTTGCGTGTCCTGGCAAAAGCAGCTGGGTTTCTGGATAGTCCTGATCAGGAAAGTGATAAGCCATCGATCGTAGGAATTAATATGAAGGGTCCGGAACCTATCGAGGATGCGGAGGTAATTGATGAGAAAGATAGAGATTGACGAAGAAATGCCAATATCGGTTGGCGTAAAATATAGCGCAGCATACTTTTCCCATAGAATAAAATGCCTGGAAGCTGCATTAGAAGAAATAGAACGTGTAGCTTTGGCTAGTGATGGGGTAGCGTTTTACGCAATGGTAGCTCGTAAAGGGTTGGACGGAGAGTTTGATTATGACGGACTTAGCTAGGCTAGAGGTTGCCGTTTATATGCTCGAGGAAAGAATTAAATCTCTTGAGGGTTCATTGAGAAAGATTAGGGATACGGCCAAAGTATATAATGACGTAGAAGAATCCTGGCATATCGAGCAATTGGCAGAAGAAGCGTTGAAGGAAAAAAATGAGCGAGATCCCCAGCCTTGATTTAAACTTTGAGAACAGTCCGACTGTTTGGAAGTTTTTACATGACCAGAGTTTTATTAGGGGATTGATGGGTCCGGTTGGATCTGGTAAGTCCTACGGGTGCGCGGCCGAGATAATGTTAAGGGCGGTCAGGCAAAAGCCATCTCCTAGAGATGGGATCAAGTACTCGCGTTTTGTCATCGTGAGGAACACATATCCCGAGCTGCGTACAACGACTATCAAAACCTGGCAAGAATTATTTCCCGAAGATGTGTGGGGTGGTATGCGCTGGCAACCACCTATTTCGCATCATATTAAGATCCCAACCAGGGGCGATATCCCAGGCATCGATTGTGAAGTGATATTCATGGCGTTGTCTTCTCCGCAAGACGTCAGAAAATTATTATCATTGGAGCTAACTGGTGCTTGGGTCAATGAAGCTAGAGAGCTGCCCAAAGCAGTAATCGATGGATTGACGCACAGAGTTGGCCGATATCCTACAAAAATGGATGGCGGTCCGACCTGGTATGGCATTTGGATGGATACAAACCCACCAGATAGCGATCATTGGTGGCATGAGGTAGCAGAAAAGCACCCGATCAAGGGAAGTTTTCCCTGGACGTTTTTCAGACAACCAGGTGGCGTATTGCAAGCTGCACCGGATGAAGTGCCGGATGATAATCCCGATGCCCAGGGCTTTGTGTTTTCCGGAGCGAAATGGTGGCGTGTTAATGAAAATGCTGAGAATGCTAACAATCTGCCACCAGGTTACTATCAACAGCTGCTTGGTGGGAAGAATTTAGATTGGATTCGATGTTATGCCCAGGGAATGTATACATTTGTCCAGGAAGGCAGACCAGTTTGGCCTGAGTATGATGATGAGTTGATGTCGGGTGATGTGGAGGTAGATCCATATTATCCAATACAAATCGGTGTGGACTTCGGTTTAACTCCGGCAGCTGTCTTTGGTCAGCGTACTCAAGGCGGTGCGTGGCGTGTTTGCGATGAGCTGGTCACGTTTGACATGGGGCTTGAACGATTTGGTCAGGAACTCCTGGGAAGAATAGCAGAACGGTATTCTAAGAATGAAATCCTGATATGGGGTGATCCTGCTGGTAATAAACGTGATGAGATCTATGAGGTTACGGCCTTCGATCATCTAAGATCGATAGGATTTAAAGCACAACCAACAGATAGCAATGCTTTCCAGGTCAGGCGTGAGGCTGGTGCTTCCCCAATGTCCAGGCTTGTAGGCGGTAAACCAGGGCTAGTTGTCGATAAAAAATGTTTAAGGTTGCGTAAATCACTAAGCGGTGGGTATTTTTTCAAAAGGCAAAGCTTGGGCGCTGGTCAGGAAAGATTTAAAGATGCGCCAGTAAAGAACGAACATTCGCACTGTGGTGATGCTTTTGGCTATCTCATGTTAGGTGGTGGTGAGCAAAGACGCTTACGAAGAGGATCGTATGGGTCTACGTTTAAACAGGGGTCATATACTGCGAATAGCGACTTCAGCGTGTTTTAATGGGCCTGATACAGCTTCCTACGTTCAAAATGAGGCCGGACGAACAGATCGTGCCGCTACAATACAATCATCTTCTAAGCATAGACCTGGGGCCACACGAAAAAGAGTATGCCGATAGTATTTCTGGGTATTTAGATTATGTTTGGGAAAACTCTGAGCATGGCTGGAGCTGGGCAGCTATCGGTCGAGGCAAAGTTATTTGCGTGTTTGGCGTAAGAGATGTTTGGCCTGGTGTAGTGGAGGCATGGTTCATTCCAGGCGAAGGTCTAGAAAATCACACAAGGTCAACTTTGATAGGAGCAAGAGCGCTTTTAGGCCAGGTTATGGCTACATCTGGTATCAGAAGGATGCAGATTTTTGTAAAATCACAACATATGGTGGCATTAAGGTTTGCCAAAGCACTACATTTTGAGGTAGAGTGTAAACACAGAAAGTTTGGCCCAGAGGGGGCTGACTATTATTCTATGGTAAGGTTTGAGTAAATGGGTGGAATTTTTAAGAAAAGGCCAGCACCAGTTGCGGCAGCACCAGCTGCTACACCAACAGAAGAAGTAATCGATCGGCAAGAAGAAAGAGCCGAGGCGCAAGAGACAACTCAAATGCAGGGCGCACAAAAGCGCAGACGTTTGAAAAGAACTGGCGGTATGAGATTATTATTTTCACCTCTCAGGCAAGAAGGTGCTGCTATGAATGAAATTAAGAAAAAGCTTGGCGGCTAGTCATGGCTAAGAAAACAACAAAGAAAAAGTTTTCTTTTTTCTCTACTGAACCAAAAAGTATGTCCGAGGGATATGCTCAGTATACCGGAATGCAAATAGCAGCCGGAGGTGGCCCACCTGGTAGTGAAAAGTTTACGGCCAGCAAAAAAAGCAAATTTGGATTTACGCAAGCCAAAGACGATTTCTTAATGGACATAGGCGTTAAGAAAAAAGGCATAGACTATTATGCCAGGCTAGACGATCGAATAAAACGTGGCCGAGAAGCATCGAAAAATCTTGGTAAAGATCTTAGAGGAAACCCAGCTACAGATCGCAGCGCAGCGGCAAGAGGCGAAACCGCAGCTGAACGTGCGGCAAGATTAAAAAAAGAAGCCTTGGAAAAACGAAAGACCGAAGGCAAGGAAAGACGTAAGAAGTTTTATAAACAAAAGGACGAAAGGTTAGCAAAGTTAAAAGCTAAACTTTTGAATTTAGCATGACAAAAATTAAAGAAGATCCAAGAGTATTTCATAGAGATGAGGCAGACCCGAAAAGGGCAAGAAACGAGAAGGGTCACCTAGTCGCGGATGACCCTTCCACTCCCGAAGTCAATGAAGCGTGGGAAGGTGGCAAGGCTCCAAAGGAAAAAGCCCCCAAGAAAAAGGCAAAGCCTCGTGGTAAAAAAAGTACATCAAAATCCTAAAGGCGGTTTAAACTCTGCTGGTCGGGCCTTCTTTAATCGGACAACAGGCTCAAAACTAAAAGCTCCGGTAAAGACAGGCGATAACCCTCGCCGAGCGTCCTTCCTGGCTCGAATGGCAGGGAACTCTGGGCCGGAGCGTGATAGCAAGGGGCGACCTACTAGGCTGCTCTTATCCCTCCGCGCCTGGGGTGCTTCTTCAAAAGCAGATGCCAGAAAGAAAGCAGCGTCTATAAGTAAACGAAACGAGAGTAGAAATGCCTAAGTTAAATGTAAAAGAAGTGATGGGTCGTGAGGCAAAAGCACAGGCTCGAAAAGATGAATGGCGTTCAATCTATGAAGATTGTTATGAGTTTGCTCTGCCACAAAGAAATTTATATGGCGGTTATTACGAAGGTAAAACTCCAGGCAAAAACAAAACACAAAGAGTTTTTGATAGTACGGCTGTATCATCTACAAAAAGATTTGCGAATAGGATGCAGTCCGGCCTTTTCCCACCAATGCGTAAATGGTGTAGGCTAGAACCAGGTTCAGCTGTTCCAGATGATGAGAAAGAACGAGCGCAAGAAATACTTGATGCCTATGTGGATATTATGTTTGACCAGCTACGGCAGACAAGCTTTGACCTGGCAATGGGTGAGTTTCTCTTAGATCTATCTGTAGGCACAGCGGTTATGATGATTACGCCAGGAGATGAAGTAACTCCGTTGCGTTTCTTAGCTGTTCCGCAATACCTGGTAGCGATCGAAGAAGGCGCTTATGGTATGATTGATAACGTATATCGTAAGCTACGGATTAAATCTGAAGCTATTAAGCGAGAGTTTCGTGACGTTAAAATAACGCCAGAGCTTCAAACAGCGATTGATGATAAGCCACACGAAGAGCTAGATTTATTCGATGCTATAATTTTTGATCAGGAAAGTGGACGGTATCACTATCATGTGGTTTGGCCACATAAACAGCAAGAGTTGGTGTATCGAGAAATGGATAGCAGTCCGTTTATTGTTGCCAGGTTTAGTAAAACAGCTGGTGAAGTTTATGGTCGAGGCCCGTTAATTGATGCGATTGCAGATATTAAAACACTCAACAAAACAAAAGAATTGATATTAAAAAACGCAAGTCTTGCGATATCCGGTGTATTCCTTGCAGCTGACGATGGTGTATTAAACCCCCAGAATATTAAAATACAACCAGGTGCAATTATTCCAGTTGCGCGTAATGGTGGGCCGCAAGGTGCTTCCCTGGCTCCTTTACCTCGAGTCGGGGATTTTAACACAAGTCAGATTGTTATCCAGGATCTTACAATGAGCATCAAAAAGATCTTGATGGATGATAGCTTGCCACCAGATACAATGAGCGCCAGGTCAGCCACAGAGATTGCCCAGCGCCAGCGTGAGTTGGCTACAAATCTTGGGTCTGCCTTTGGTCGGTTGATGACAGAGATAATGATACCGTTAATATCCAGGACTTTATACGTTCTCGATCAGCAAAAATTTATTCGTATGCCTCTAAAGGTAAACGGTGTTCAAGTTAAAGTTGTGCCAGTGTCACCATTAGCAGAAGCGCCAAAAATGGAAGAGGTAAATCAAATTATAAACTTCATGCAGATTGCCAATGCAATGGGGCCAGGAGGCCAGACTGCTTTAAATATATCAGAAATAGTAAGCTTTATAGCTGAAAAGATGGGTATCGATGCTCGATTGCTTAATACACAAGAAGAACAACAGGCAATGATGCAACAAATGCAGCAAGCTATGATGGCTGAACAACAGCCAGAAATGGCGACAGATGAAACTGTCGCTGGAGCTATGCAATGAGTTCGGCTGAAGGTTGGGAAGGATTAGACCAAGCACAGGCGAAACCGCAGAAAGCGGATGACCTAGATATATTATATGGTAGGTTATTTAAATCACAGGAAGGCCAAAAGGTGCTTAGTCATCTGAGGCAGATAACAATAGAACAACCATCCTGGTTTCCTGGAGAAGACCCAAGTCAAGGCTACTTTCGAGAAGGTGCGGCTGATCTTGTTCGGGTAATTATGAAACGGGTGGATAGGAGCGATAATGTCTGAAGAAACAGAAAATGTTGAAGCCCAGGAAGCAGATACACCACTAATAAACGTAGATACAAAAGAAGAAGATCAGCAAGCAGAGGCTCCTATGCCTGTGCATGAACAGCCAGAACAACAGGAAACGCCAGAAGATGATGGCGAACCTATTGATCGACCTGATTACTATCCAGAGAAGTTTTGGGATGAAGATGGACCAGATGTTGAAAAGCTTGCAAAGAGCTATGCAGAATTGGAAAAAGCATTTAGATCCGGCAAGCATAAAGCACCGGAAGGTGATTACGATGTTTCGGATTTGGTTGATCGTGGCCTCGATCTGGAAGATCCGGCTGTTGAGGTATATAAAGACTGGGCTAAACAATACGGCGTTTCACAGAAGGCGTTTGAGGAATTGGCTGGTCAGATCCTGGAGATGAATGGCGAACAGGCCGAAGATATTGAGTATGATCGAAGAGCTGAAATGCAAAAGCTTGGTGCTAATGCCCAGGAGAAAATTGGTTTTCTTGAGCGCAACATCAAAGGAGCTGATCTAAATGACGCAGAGAAAGCAGCTCTCAGCTATAGCATAAACAATGCTGATAGTATCAATGCTTTGACTAAACTTATCCAGGGATACACCAATGAGAATATCCCAATAAAACCTGTTGTGGCAGAACCAGAGATGACAGTAACAGATCTTCAGCAAGCGATCGCAGATCCTCGATGGCAGACTGATGCTGTATGGCGAACTAACATCGAAAAGAAGTGGATGGAAGTTAACAGCTAGATATTGTTGCAATGTAGGTTGTTTGTGTGTATATGTGGTGTAACGGATAACCAAAGGCGGCCCGTTTATGTGGTGAATCCACTGGTTGGCGTGACCACTTCCACGCAAGCGACCGCCCGAAACATCGGCTAACGGTAAGCGTTTTATATTAGAAACCTTAAAAGGAGGCTTCTGCTATGGCGCAGAGTATCACTAATGCCTTTGTAACACTATTCGATCAAGAAGTGAAACAGGCATACCAAGGCGAGGCATTGCTTCGCGGCACTATGAGAACACGAACAGGTGTTCAAGGAAACACAGTTAAGTTTCCAAAAATCGGCAAAGGCGTTGCAACGGTTCGCGTTCCGCAAACTGACGTAACTCCGTTAAACGTAACCTATAGCAATGTTCAGGCAACAATGTCTGATTTTATCGCTGCAGAGTATTCTGATATCTTTCATCAGTCTCATGTTAACTTTGATGAGCGTAGCGAGCTGGTTCAAGTTGTTTCCAAAGCAATAGCTAGACGTATGGATCAACTTTGCATCGATGCTCTTGATGCGGCTTCATCACCGTCAACGGTTGCAACTGGTATTGGTGGTTCTACCACTAATATGAATATTGCAAAACTTCGTGCGGCTGCTAAAGCTCTTAATGAGAAAAACGTACCAGCTGAAGGGCGTCACATATTGATGCACTCTTCTCAGCTTGATGCGTTGCTCAGTGAGACTGAAGTAACTTCGAGTGACTTTGCTGTAGTCAAGGCTCTTGTTCGCGGTGAAGTTTCATCGTTTATGGGCTTTAACATAATGACTATGGGTGATCGTGATGAGGGTGGTGTTCCAAAACCATCAACTCGTACTTGCTTTGCATGGCAAGAAAGCTCAATGGGTTATGCCGAAAGCATTTCGCAAAAGAGCGAAGTTAACTACATACCTGAAAAGACATCTTTCCTAGTAAGTTCCATGTTCTCAGCTGGAGCTATAGCGATCGATGACGAAGGTATTGTAAAAATTTCATGTACTGAGTAAGGAGACTAACACATGGCTTTTTCAAGTACTGGTTTAGCAACCATTGGAGCATCTAAGAAAGGCAATGCGCCTTCTATGTACTCCTACTCAACAACTGATGCGATTGCTGACGTAAACACTGCAGGATACTTTAATAGTATTCATGATACGCTTGCGGTGGGTGATATAATTTTTTGCAGAACATCGACAGGAGGAACCCAAGTTCTAACTAT